AAATATGAAAAAATAATTTTAAGCAGGGCAAACGTAGCTACGGGAAAATCCTTAGGTCATTTTCCAGGGACCATCGCTGATAAGATGGCTCCTTGGTTAATGCCTATTACAAGTGTTCTAGAGAAGTCTTTCGGGTTAGGCTTCTACCAATACTTAGTAAATAAAGGGGCTATCGAGATCCAACCACTAGAAACTATTCGTGGTCGATCTTATGAAAACTCACTTGTCATTGTTGACGAGTGTCAGAATTTAACATTTGAAGAGTTAAAGGCAATTACAACACGCCTTGGTGAGAACTCTAAAATGGTCCTCTGTGGCGATCCTGCCCAGAGTGATATTAATAGTGGTAAGGACATACTTAAATTTGTCCACCTATGTAAAAAACATAACATTGACATTCCTATCATCGAGTTTGGTGTAGACGATATTGTTCGTTCAGACATCGTTGCTAGAATTGTTAGGATGCTTATGGAGGAGAATCTTTAAATGGCAAACCTAACAACGACCCCATCAAAGGCTAAGACAAAGAGCCTTGGGGATCCTAATGCAGCATATGAATCTATGCGTCCCTTATGGGAACGAGCTAGAGCAGTATTAAACGGTCAGACACATGCACGAGCATATGATGATGCAATTGATCTAACAACATATAACAATTTGCTACTTCCTTTTTCTCCTACAATGAGTGCTCAACAGTACAATTTCTATCGTGCTGAGGGTGAGTTACCTGGATTGACTGCACAATACGCTAAAGTGCTTGTAGGTGGCTTACTACGCAAACAAGCAGCTATTGAGTTACCTGATAACTTATTTCCTGAAGGAACTGAAGATTGGATTCGTAATTCCTTTGGCGCTGATGGTACATCCTTACACGGATTTCTTGATGCTGCTATTTGGGAAGAACTTCAAAGTTCAAGGGCTTGGTGTCTAGTAGACTACCCGACAGTAGCTAACCCAGACGCACTAACAATGGAAGAGGCTAAGGCTTTATCCCCATATGTAATGCTCATCCAAGCAGAAAACATTATTAACTGGCGTAGAGGTCAAGACAGGAATACTAACAAACAAGTATTAACAAGTCTACTTTTCCGTTACTACATGGAAGACTATTCTAAGAATGAATTCCATCCAGACTATGTAGACACAGTTACACATTACTACCTAGACGAATCAAGCTTACTTGTTGTAGACACCTACACAAGAGATACTAATGAGTCTGTAAACGTTATTAATGGTAACGTCACTTCTAAGTACCAAACAGATAATGCTAATGCTGCTTGGGTAAAGACACGCACAGAAGTACCATTGATGAATGGTGAGCGTATGAACTTTATTCCTGCGTATCCTCTTAATGGTCAGATTGATCCTGTAGAGCCTATCCTACAATCATTGATTGATCGTGAAATAGCCCTGTATAATAAAGTTAGCCGTAGAAATCACTTGCTCTATGGTGCTGCTACATATACCCCAGTAGTCATGTCAGATATGACTGATGAAGAGTTTGAGACTATTGTAGCGGCTGGTTTAGGCTCATGGATTAAACTACGTGCAGGAGACGAAATCAAAGCACTCGATACACCTACGGGTGCATTAAAGGACATGGAAAATTCTATTTCGTCTACTATTGAAGAGATGGCTCGTATGGGCATTCGTATGCTTTCACCTGAGGGTTCTTCAGGAGAGTCTGGTGTTAGTCTAGAAATCCGTAATGCGGCTCAAACTGCTCAACTAGGTATGCTCAATACTCGTATCTCAGAGACAATGAGACAGATTATTGCAGTGATGCTAAAGTGGAAATACAATATTGATGTGCTTCCAACTGATATTAAATTCACACTCAGTGCTGACTTTAATCCTACTCCTGTAGGCGCAGACTGGATGAGACTAGTTACAGAATGGTACCAACAAGGTATTATTCCACGTTCTACCTTTATATCCATTGCTAAGTTCAATGATGTGCTACCTTCAGAGTACAATGATGAAGATGGCGTAGCAGAGATTCAGAGTGATCCTCTAGTTGATACTAAATCAATGAGCATAGATTCTTCAATATCTGATACTGATAACATGCGCCCTGATAATAACAGGGATGATAACAACGACAACCAAAACGTGTAATAGGGACATCCTTGATGTAGTTATTATGCGACATTAAGGAGTTCAAATGCCAACACCAATTAATACAGATCTATATGATCGTATTATACAACATTTAGCTGACACAAGGCTATATGAGGCAGAGACATCAACAAATGTCTCAAGAGGAATCCGTAGACATCAAAAAAGACTTCGAGACTTACTTAAGACAAATATTAAGGCAGACGTTAAGCCAGAAGTTACTAGAGCTACTCGTGAGCTACACATGATTGTGAGTAATTCTGTTACTGACTATGCAGGAGCCTCAGTTAACTTTCATGCTAATAATTTAGATAAGAGTGCTGGATCTTTCTTTAGAGTTCAGAGACCAAGGGCTAGCGAAGCAATACCTAACTTGATTGGTCCAAACATTACTGCATCTAAAACACTTAGGCAACACTTTGATGCCATTGGCAGTGGAGAGTTAGCAAGAATTGATGGAAAAATTAAAGCGGGATTAGCAGATGGAAAATCAACTAATCAAATATTAGAGGAAGTTATTCGTACTACTACACTTACTGAAGTGCAAGCTAAAGTATTAGTTAGGACTGCTATTACAAACACTCAGTCTACTGCAATGAATATTGTAATGAATCGTAATGAAGAACTACTTATTGGTTACAGGTTTACTGCTGTGCTTGATAATCGAACATCACCTGTTTGTGCACACCATGATGGTGAAGTATATAAAATTGATGATCTAAGATTTAGACCTCCATTACATTGGAACTGTCGTAGTTCAATGGTCCCTATATTAAAAAATAAAGACCAACTACTTAAATCTCTTGATGAGAAAGCAGATAGTAGACTTAAGGCTAATAAATTAAAAGAGACAAGCCCAGTTCTTTTAGATGGTAGTCCACCTCCAGTAGAGACTTATAGTATATGGCTTAAGCGCCAACCTATGATGGTTCAAGTTAAGCATCTAGGTAGTGAAGAAAAAGCTGGACTCTTACAAAAGGGTGCATTAGACGTAAAGGCTTTTACTACTACAAAAGGTAATCAACTTAGCATTGCAGCATTAAGAAAACTTGATAATGCAAGAACACTATGGTTTCCTACTAGACAAACTGCTGTATCTAAAGCTGAAGAAAATTTATTTCAACTTAATGTAGCTAGACCTAATGAATTGTTACGTAATACAGAGGCTCAAAGACAACTTAGAGAAATGTACATAGCTGACTCTGATAATGTAGCACAAGCTATATCATTAACAGACTATCGAGGTACTACGCTAGCAGGTAAACGATCTGTGAGGGTTCGTTCTAACAATGAGTTTGATGAACGTAATAATAGCTTTGATCCCTTTACTGGTGAACAAAGTTCTACTCTACTCTATGATCCTGACTATATTACATTACAAGAACGACTTGACTTTGTTAAGAATTCAAAAGCACTATCCCAAGACCAAAAGATTTGGGTTAGAGATTTTGTAGAGAGTCTTGATGAGTCACTCTCTGTTAATCAACAGACTGCTGTAGCTGAAAATCTTCGTGTTGTGTTTGAACGATACAATAACGATAAACAACCTTGGGTTAACTTTATGAACGTTGTTCGTGGAGAGATGCAATTCTCTGTTGTTAATACAAGTCGAATACTTGATCGTAGATCTAGAGCTAGGTCGCAACAGTTTGACTCCTATGGAGTTGCTGGTGAACCTGCCAAGATTCAAATCTTTGGAAGATACTATACATTTGATGAGATTACTAATAATACATTAACTAATCAAAGATACACAGATGCATGGAATGAAAAATTCGGCAGACCACTAGCCCGTAGAATACTATATACAGGTCGTACTCCTCTATACACATGGTTTAAAGGTCCACTTACAAGAGATAATAAATCTTTTAGTAAAAGGCTAGAGACATTTGTTAGAGAAGATATTCCTGGTGGTGCACTATGGCTAGATAGAAATAAACCTAAAGAAGACTTAATCACTCAATTCATTCGAGCAAAGAATGAAGGTTGGAGAAAGATTTTAGACTTAGAGCTATTATATCGTGGAAACAAACAGAGTTATACACAGCAATTTATTGAGGGTAGAACAAACGATAAATTTGTTATTGATTCTTTATCTAGAGTACTAGGTGTTGTGGCTGATGGAAAATCTACTGACTACGATACACTAGCAATTAACATTGGTAAAGAATTAAGGAGTAACTGGAAATATCCAGAGTTCCCATTCTTCAAATCAACACTAAAGGACTATCATTCAGATGGTTCAGAGATCTTAACTGCACTTAAAGACTCAGGTTATATTCGAGTAGTTAAGAGAGGTAAGACAAGGAGATCAGTTGTAGACTTAGAGACAGGTCGTGCAAGTGGTCCTTGGAGAGATACAATTAGTCGTGAAGTTCAAATCTTAAATAAAGATATGCTTGACCTTCAAAGGACTAATAGGGCATTGATTGTAAGTCAAAGAATAGGTATTGTAAATGACAGAGATAAAATCTTTGTTAGACCTGGACAAAAGACTTATTTTGATGCTCGTGGAAAAAATACAGGAATACCTATTATTACTCGTAGGGCTAATGCTAACTACGATAAAGTATTAATTGATAATGATTTTGCTAATATGCTTAATCATACTATGGCGACTAAATACGAAGTTGATAACGAGTATGCTGGATTTATGGAAGATGTTGTACGCTTTAGAGATCCCCGTGGGAATGTAAAGAAGTATGATGACTTAAATGACTTTAGAAAACTTATTTTAACTCGTGGTGATCAAGGCTATAGCTTTATACAGACAGTAAAATATCATCGAGATAATGGAAAACCATTTAGCGTTGTTGCTAATATCGATGGTCGTGGTCGTGTATATTATCAAGGATTCCTAACACCAACTGGCGGTGAAGTTGTTCGTCCATTTTTAAATACTGTTAAGGCAGAGGCCGTTACACCTGAAATTGTTCAGGAGTTAATGATTCAAACTGGATCTATGATAGGTCCAGCTACAGAGGCATTAACACAAGCAGGTCGTATGGAAATCTTTATGAGAAATCAAAAAGACATTTTAAGCTTAGGTCGTCTCATGAGAGAGACTACTCAACGTGATAGGCGTATTAGGGACTTTTTAGAGCACCCTATTATTCGTTCACAAGAGGCTGAAGAGATTCCAAAGATTGCTAGGCTAGCTATTGAGTATGCTCGTATATACGATCATGTTGATGGTAACTTTACTGATTTAAAAAAGTTAGCAACTTATAAAACAAAACTAATGATTGAAAATGATGCTTCATCCTCTGGTGCTCAAATTATCGGATTAAGTACTGGGGATAGAGATATTTCAATCAACTCAAATGTATTACCTACATTACAGAAAAATCGCTTGTATGACTTAGTAGCTATGGACACAGTGTCTGATCCAGAGTTTCAGAAAATACAAGGACTAAGAGAAGCCAATATACAGTGGACAGATCTGCAAAAAGCAGCTAAGGCACAGAACATGGTTTCTTTCTATGGTGCAGGTAAAGCAACACAAGCCGCTAACATTGAAGCTAAATTTGCTTCTGTGTTAGAGACAAAAGGATATACTGTTGTTACCCGTGAAGAACTTCGTGGTGTAACTAATATTATAGATGCAAAGATCAAAGATGCAGATAGGCTAGGTGCCGATAATGTTGTATTTGGTCTTAAACAATTAAAACGTGAGTTAAATGAGGTTGTTGAAGGTGAAACCCCTGTGGGGCAAGAACTTTTAGCGCATGCTCGTGATTCTCACCCAGACGTAGAAGCGTTTGTCGATAAGTTAATGAATGCTCGTAAAGGGCTAATTGGGCCTCAAGACTTTAAGGCCGTGTCAGAGATCATGTCTCGACGATTAGCTGAGAGAGCACCAGTAACTCAAAAATTCGTACAATTCTGGAAAGAAGCTGCTAAAGCTTACGTTGATGAAACTCAAAAGGTCGATGTGCCTTGGGTAACATTTGATGGTAAGACTTTATACCAGAGATATAGACCTAAAGTCCAAACTAGCATTGAATTCTTTGATAAAGAAGCTGGTAGGATGGTCCGTAACATTTACGAAGATCGAGCAGAAGATGCTTCACTTCTAGGAAAATCAAGCTTGATGAGAGCAGGTATTGGCATGGGGGTTAATGGTAACCACATGAATGATGCCTCTATTGTTAGAAGATATCATCTATGGGGTCGTAGAAACGGTGTTGAAACCGCAACGATTCATGATGCTTTCTTTACTAACATCGGACTTGCAGCAAAGTCAAAGGTAGCCCTTAGAGAAATCTATGCGGATGCTTTAGAAGGTGATACAATAGAAAAAACTTTATTGGCTCTTAAAAAAGAAGGTATGTCTGATAAGACTTACAGAGCCTTGAGACAAAAAGCTATTGAGGATGGCTTAATAAATCCTCGAAACAAGATTACGAGAAAAGATATACTAGCTCCTATACCTAAGGGTATGGATTGGTATGGAATTGGACCGTAAGAGTTTAAGTTTGTAACTAAACCCTAAAATTAAAATTAAATGGCTGTGCCAAAGGAAAACAAAGATGAAAGTAGATAAGTTCGGAAACAAAGAGTTCCTCGATGATAGCAACACACCCAACCCAGAGTTTAAAGCTGATGAGGTTGATAATGGTGGTGGAGGCGCTAGCAATAAAGAGACAGAAGACCTAATCAATCGTATGGTTGAAGAGCGTCTTTCTAAAATCAAACTTAGTTTAGACAAGGCTTACCAAGAACGTGACAATGCTGTTAAAGAGCGTGTTCGTCTGGAGGATGATGCTAAACAACGTAAGATGAAGTCTTTAGAGGACGAAGGTAAGCATAAAGAAGTTGCTGAGATGAAGCTCGCAGAACTCACTGAAAAGCTTGCGTTAGCCGAAAGCAAAGTAACTGAACTCACTCGAGATGGTGCAGTTCGTAATGCATTAACTAGCCTTGATTTCCGTAATGATCGATCTGGCCAAATGGCCTATCGTGATATTATCGATCAACTCATCCAAGATCCAGAGACTGGTGCATGGATTCACAAATCTGGCGTATCAATCAAGGATTTTGTAGGACAATATGTAAAGAATGAAGATAATTCTTTCCTATTTAAACCTAAATCTAATTCAGGGGGTGGTAGTAACAATATAAACGGTACTCCCAAACTCGATCCCAACAAGAAGATTACTGACATGACTACCGAGGAAGTCTTAGCACTTGCCGCAGGTGGAAAGCTTGGTAGCTTCACCCTTTAAAATCACAGGAGATTTTTTAAATGATTTCACACACAATGTTCCAAAACGTAGCTATTGCTATTTCCGCATACGCTGACGAAATGTACACAACTGCCAAAAAGCTTAACAGCACTGGTATCGTTGGTACTGATGCCCGTATTGATCCAACAGGCGAGAGCTTTATTGGTCAAATGCGCTGGTACAAACCTTTGGCTGCTAACATTAACGTTGCTAGCCTTTCTTCCTCTGGCGCTGGTACTTACACTGACGTGTCTACCGAAATTGCTGACTACATTAAAACAGTCCGTACATTTGGCTCAGAACAAATCAACCTTCAACAAGTTGTATCTCAACAAGACGGTTTGTCTAAGATTGCTCGTGACTTCTCTGAAGTTCGTAGCCAAGACGAATCTGATGCTATCGTTGCTACCCTCAAAGGTGTAGCTGCATACGAAGTATCTCGTGGTGCTGGTTTGGTAGCTTATGATACCGATGGTGATGGTGTTACTACTGGTAACTTCGTTGACATTAATGCTGCTGGTGTATTTGGTGCTGCTGCAGCTACCTCTGCCTCAGATCAGCGTAAATTGTTTGATGCTACAGCCATTGGTGCTGCTCGTGGTCAACGCCTGTTCCAAGCTCTTGGTATGGCATTCAAAGACTATGAGCCAGACTTTATGTACATGATTACTTCTCCCGAAGTTTTGGCCGAACTCCGTGCCGCTAACTTGGTTGACGTGACAACTGTTACAGATGGTAACTTGACATTCCAAACCGTATTTGGTGGTAAGTTCCGCTTGATCTTGAGCCGTGTTGCTCAAGGTGACTTGTCTGCTTCTGCTAACGTAAATGATCGTTCTACAAAGACTACATTCATTTGCAAGCCAGGTGCTGTTAGCTTTACTAATATTGCTGTTCCTACACCTGTTGAAGTTGACCGTAATGCAGCTTCTTATACTGGTGGTGGTTCTACTGCTATCTGGTATCGTTATGGCTTCGTTGTCCATCCAATGGGCTACGACTGGGCTGGTGCCACTAATGCTTTCGCTACTAACTCTAACTATGGAACCGCTGGTTCTTGGGCACGTAAGATGAATGCATTGAACTTAGGTATCTTGCCAATTCTCCACGCTTAATCCATTAGGAGGAACTGATGGCACTAGTCCTAGGTACAAACACATATGTAACTATGGTCGAGGCTGACGCATACTTTGATACTCGCATTGATGCGGGTGCATGGTTAAATGCAGATGACGATGACCAAGAGTCAGCATTAGTGACTGCAACTCTTCTACTTGATGAAAATCAATTTATTGGTGTTGCTGTCAGTTCCACACAAAGTCTTGCATGGCCTCGTAAAGGGGCTTCAACTTTTGATCCTAGATTAGGATTAAGTATTACTTTTGGTGAGTCAGAGATTCCAAAGAGAATGAAAACTGCTGTGCTAGAGATGGCACATCACTTATTGTCTAATGAAAACTTGTTAGATAATAAATCTCAAAACTTTGAAGAAATTTCGATTGGTAGTATTACATTGAAAGATAGTAATAATGACACAACTAGAACGCCAATGGTGCCTAGTCTTGTTAATAAATACCTAAAACCACTATTAATTAATCAAGGTTCTAATCAATGGTGGAGGGCAAATTAAATGTCCCTCAAAACAAAAGTGCAACAATCCGTAGATACTGCCTTTACTAAACTAAAGGATCTTTCGGTAACCGCCACTTTTGACAATAAGATCGTCAGTGGATTTAGCTATAGCACTGGTTCGATTGTAAAAACGGATCAGGCATATACAACTCAGGGTTTTCTTACTGCAAGTAAGAGTTATGAGTCAGGTATTCCTCTAACTACAACAACACTCACAATTAAGAATAATGTTGCAATAAACTTTAATAGATACTCTCGGGTAACTATTAACTCCGTTGAATACGGATGTAACATTGTCTCTAAGGATGATTTCATTGTTGTACTTTCTTTAGCAGGAGTATAGTATGTATAGTAAATTAAAGACAGACATATATGGAGTACTTTCTTCAAATGCATGGATAGCTACAGGATATAAGGCATATCCTTCTAACTACAGTGGAGCAGTAGACACTACAGGTTCTTTTATTAGAACTAGTATTCTACCAGGAAACGGTACAATAGATGCTCATGGATTAAGAAAAAAGTTTTCAGGTATGTTAATACTATCGATCTTTGTCAAGGCAGGTAATGGTGATGCACAATTGTTCACTATTGCTGATACTCTAGATTCATTATTTCAAGGTAAGACTTTGACAAATGGAACCCAATTTGGCGCAAGCACACTTATGCAGCTTGGCCCTGACCCCGCAGATAAATCACTTTATCGTGGGGACTATTCAATAAATTTTAAAGCTTATGGAGATTAAAACACATGGCACACATTACTTCAATTGGCGCTGGTATCTTTTCTGCTCTCGCAGTTAATACTACCGCTATTACATCAATCACTTCTGCCGATACCTTGGCAGAAATGGTAGCATTATTTGCTGATGACACATCGTTCAAAGAAATTAAGAATGTTCGTGAATTCCCTCAAATTGGCACACCTGCTAATATTGTTAACGTACCAGTTTATGGTTCTAAAACATCACAACAAATTCAGGGTCAGGCAGATGCACCTAACTTAGAAATCACAATTAACTATGTGCCTTCTGAGTGGGATCCTACTGTTGTTGGCGGTCTAGGTGGCAAGGTCGGTGATGGTAAGCAATACGCTTTCCAATTCTCCCTCTTGAATTCTAAACCTGCAAGTCTTGAAACTAATGCCACTGGCCTTGGTGCTAGTGCTAACTCTAACTTCTACTTCGTTGGTAAGTTGGAAGCTTTGCTAGTTAGCCCACAGTTGACAGATGCCAACCAAGCTACTTTGACTTTGTCTATTCAAAGTGAGTTCTATGGTCCAGCAACTGTAGCTGCAGTCTAATTAACCAAGGGGCTAATCCCCCTTTTACCAGGGGACGCTAAAGAGAGATCTGAGGCTCCCCTAGGTATTAATAAGTATTATAAGAAGGATAATTATGGTTGATATTGATCAAGATAAACCACCATTTAGTAAAGCATTTGTAATGAAGACAACATTTCGTCATATGAGGCGTAGTGTTGATATTAGTATTCGTAAATCATTTGAGAGGTTTCAAGACTTTGATAAGAATAGCGAAGCAGGAAAAGAAATTATGGAGACATTATCTGTCTTACATACAGTACGTAAAGTTCTAGATGATTTTCAAGAAAATAATAAACATCTATTCATTGATAATAAGTAATAAGGAAGTAATATGAAACATTTAGTTGGAAAAAAGATTAGTAAAAAAGTTGACTTCATGGGTGATAAAGTTGAGATTAAAAAGCTCACAGTAAATGAAGTTCTAAGAATCCAAGAGGCTACAAAGAATACCTCTGAGGAAGACCAGATTAACACTCTTCGTGTGATCCTACGTCTAGCCGTAGTTGGCGCAGACGAGTTATCAGATGAGGATATTGCAACCTTTCCGTTGGAAGAGTTGACATCACTATCTGCCGAAATTGTTAAATATTCAGGTATGGTAGGCGCAGCCGAGGGAAACTAACACCTGAAGAACTGACTATTTATGAGATTGCATATCACTTGCATATGCCAGTTTATAAACTCCTAGATGAAATGCCTTACGAGGAATTCATAGGATGGAATCAGTTCTTCACTTCTAGACCTGTTGGTTGGAGAGAAGATTATCGAACCTCTTTGCTTTTAAGTGCACAAGGTGTTAAGAAAAAGGGATCTGAAATTTTTGAATCACTCAAGGTTATTGAGCGAAATGGAAAATCAAGGATTACACCTGAATTCTTAGCTATACTTAAAAGTTCAAATGGAGGAGATAACTGGAACCCAACAATCGAATGAGGTAATTATGACTATAAGCTTTAAAGTAAATTTTGATAAAGAAATTAGGCGAATTCAAAAAGAAGCCAAATCTTTAGCAGAGGCTACTATTAGTGAGCGTACTGCTTTTACTACAGAAGCCTTAAGGTCTGTTACACCAGTTGATACAGGTTTTGCTGCTAGTAGGTGGAAATATAAAATGACTACAATCAATGGGGAACTTGTTGGTAAAATAGATAATGATGCGCCATACATTGGTATTTTGAATACTGGTTATTCAAAGCAAGCGCCACCATTTTTCATTGAACAGGTACTACTTACTATTGGTGAAGTTTCAGCACCAGTGAAATTTAGCGAAAATAAATAAATAATAGCCCTAGGATGGCCTCTAATAATGAGGATTCATTTTAGGGCTTTTTTATTATGGAGAACAAAATATGTCAGTAGAAATTAAAGTCACGGCAGACACGAGAAAGGCATCCGAAGACATAGATAGACTGCGAAGTCTACTAAAGAAGGTGCAAGATGATGCTACTAAAAATAGCAAGAAAGCCAAAATTCTTGATCTAAATGATGATCAAGTTAAACTAGAGAAATTAAGCGGTAGCATAAAAGACTTAAACTCTAAATTACAGAAGCTACCAAAATATAAGCTATTTGATGATAAGTCACTCAATACTACTTTATCACAAACCGAACAAATAAATAAAAACATTAGCAATATTAATGTGAGTGCCTCTAAGTTAGGTACAACATTAAAATCAGCTTTTGCTGTGGGCGCAGTAACACTATTAGGTAACTCTATGTTACGTACTGCTCAAACATTTGAGAGTTTAAGAACACGACTTAATGTAGCTACAGGCTCATTGAATAAGGCTCAAAGAGCATTCTCTGATATCCAAACATTTGCTGCACAAACTAAGTTTAGTGTTGATGCTCTTACAGATTCTTATGCACGATTAGCAAACACAGGCAGTGGCTTGTTACAAACTAATGGTGATATACTTAATGGACTGGAAGCCATCGCCAATGCTGTAACGGCTGTTGGTGGTGGAGACTATGAGATTCAACGAGTAGCTGAAGCCTTTGCTCGTATGGCGGCTGAAGGTAGAGTTACCTATGAACGATTAGAACCTCTTACAACCGCAGGTATTAGTCTACAAAAGGTTGCAGCAGCTGCAGGTAAATCTTGGTCTCAATGGTCAGATAAAATGGCCCAGGGTAATCTTACCTTTGAAGAGGTTTACTCTGCATTTAATAAACTTGCAATGTCTACACAAGGCTTTGGTGGAATTGCTAGGAAACAAACTAATAGCTTATCAGGCGCATTCTCTAACTTAGGCGATGCTGTTAAGGGATTTCAAGATGCTGTAATTAACAGTACTGGAATTAAAGATATTATTATTAGTGTTACTAATGCGATTACAAGCAGCATCAATTTGTTAACAAGATATGTAAGAAACGATCTTACTGTTGCAGTAACACAATTTAAACTATTTATATTACAGCTTCAAATTGGATTTTTAAGAGCTAAAAATGTAATTCAAGATTTTCAAAAGACAACAACTAGAATAGATTTTACAGGATGGTTACCAGACTTTTCTAAGTACCGTTTAAATCTTTCAGATTATTTGCCTGAATTAAGTAAAGTACAAAATACAATATTTGATTTTGGTAGATTCGTCAAGAAAGTTTTCTTTGATGTATACGATGCCGTTGTAGGTAACTCCTATTGGCCTGATACAATTAAAGGTATTGCTGATTGGTCTAATAGACTTTATGGATTAGCATTTCCTGGAATTGCTAGATTTGCAGACTATATCCAAGACGTATTTCTTGATATCAAAGATGCTTTCTTTATGTGGAAAGAAAAGATTGATTTAGAAATCAAGGTAATCAAAGATATTGGAGCATTAAACTTTATTGAAAAGTTCTTCTCTGATGTAGTAGGTGCAATTAAGGATTTAGCTGGTTCTGGGTTATCAAAGTCCAGCTCCATTATTGATTCTGCATTAGCTGCTATAGGTAGGGCTATTAGGAATTTTGCTGAGTTTGCCAAGAGATCTTCAGGAGATACTTTCGGTAAAGTTGCTAATGCATTAAGCAAAGTATTTAGTGTACTTATGCCTGGAGTTGGAGAGCTTTCAAACTTAGCCTCTAAGCTTCAAGGAGCATTTGCTAAAATAGATTTACCTAAATTTGAAATTTCATTTGCTGAATTTAGACTAGATGTACAAAAGAAACTCTCTAATTTGTCACTAGACTCTTTGAGAGAAAACCTTTTTGATATTGTAGATGATGCAATTAATGTATTCAAGAATGGTATTTCAAGTACTGCAATATTTTCCTCTGTATTCCAATCATTAGGCGAAACATTTGGTCGTATTGTTAGACGAGCCCTAACTGATGGAATTAAAACAACATTTGAAGAAGACATTCAAGATATTATTATTGCTGGTTTATTAGTTGCATTTAATAAAGGATTTAGACAAATTGCTGTGGCAACACTTGTCTTTAAGTTAGTCTTTGGAGATGATGCTGATTTAATTGATGGACTGTCAAAATTAAAAGATAAGATTGCTGAATTCGGTCAGTCAATTGCACAAGGTTTAGGTATTGAAGGATTCTTACCAAGCCAAGGTGGATTTATTGTAGGCTTGTTATTTGGCACTGCAGCATTAGCTATTGCCTCTGGAAAGATGGTAGGTTTGATTGCCGTAGTAGCAAAAGAACTTTTGAACTTCTTTATTCTCTCTAAAATCTTTTCACCAGCCGCTAACGCTGGTGCAGCACCTGCCGCAGCTACTTCAGGTACATTCTTAGGAAAAGCATTTAGTGGAGCATTTGGTATTGCAGCTGGTTTAGCTGGAATCTTTATTGGCTCACATATTGCAGATGCTATTAACGAAAGCTTAAACGTAGAGAGCACATGGCTTAAGCTAGGTACAACAGTTGGTGCTATCTTTATGACAGGATGGGCTATCAGTGCTGGAACAGCTGCTTTTGCCACTTGGGTATCAGCTATAGTTGCACCTGCTATTATTATGGCATTGAAGCGTGCAGCAATTGCTACTGTCTTGTCTGCAGCTTTATTCCCACCAACAGCAGCAATCCTAGCCGCAGTAGGTAGCGTTGTTGCTGCTATTGTTGCCGCCTTAAGCTTACCTGTTTTACTTGTTGGTTTAGGTGTTGCAGCAGGTAGTTCCTTGATATACTACGCATTGTTTGGTGATAAAGATGCTAAAGGTATTGAGGGCAGAGTAACTAGATTCGTACACTGGTTAGGTGAACAATTTAAGGCTTTCTCCTATGGCTTAGGAGATATGTTTGGAGCTATATTTGATACTATTGGATCAGGTATTAGATCTTCATTTGATTATGCCTTAGCAAGGGCTAGAGATATAAAGAACTTCTTTGTTGATAAATCATTTAATCAACCAGCGGCACCAATTAACCCCCAACAGCGTAGAGCTAACGGTGGACGACTTAGTGGTCCAGGAACAGGACGTTCTGACTCAATCCTAGCAAGAGTATCTAATGGTGAATTTGTTGTTAATGCCAAGGCTACGGCACAAAATCTCCCTCTATTACAAAGTATCAATAGTGGTTTACCAGCATTTCAAAATGGTGGACTAATAGATATTGATTTTATTAGAAGAATGGAGAATGGCGGAGACTCTTCACCTAAGACCAAAGGTTATGTACCTTCTGGAAAAGGAGGAGTACCTATTGAATCTTCTGGTGTTACTATTGCATCTGGATTAGACCTTGGATCTAAAGATGTAAAATACCTCAGAAATTTAGGATTGCCTGAAAACTTAGTTGATAAATTAAAACCTTATCTTGGTAAGAAAAGATTTGAGGCACAAAGAGCATTAAAGAAAAAACCATTAAATATCTCTAGTTCAGACGCAGAGTTAATTGATTCTAAAGTTATTCCTCTATTTGCTAAACAAACAGCTAATGAATTTAATTCACTTGCAGAAGTACCTGGAATAGAGTTTGATAAATTACCAAAAGAAGTAAGAACTGCATTTACTTCTGCTAAATACCAGTATGGTTCTTTATTTACTAAAGATTGGTTAATGTTTGCTGCTAGAGATGCATCTAGAGGTCATTACGATAAAGCTGCAGAAAGATTTGAAAGCTCCAATACTAGATATGCAAGTCGTAGACAAGCAGAAGCTAATTTAATGCGATCTGCAATGGCTAAACAAATTAGCCCACCTGTATTAGCTGTAAGGGAAGGTAATACAACTTGGAGTGACATTCTAGAAATGTTTAAAGCTCCTAGGTTAAACATGGCTGATGGTATTGATGAGGCAAAAGAAAAAGAATTAGAGACTGCAATCAATAATAATAATAGTGATCCTGCCGCTAAGAAACGAGTAGCAAGAACATTAATTGGTAGATTACTTGGTTTACCTGCTTATGCAGATGGTACAGAAGAACCTATTAACTTTATTAAAACACCTAATATTGAAACTGATGGTTTAAATATTGGTAAGTTTGATGGCGCATCCTTTATTAAAAATCAGAGTTTTACAAAACAATTGACTACTGATGAAAAGTTAATGCTTGGTTCTCGTGAGATGCGTAGAGAGCTAACTAGACATCTTACAGAAAATGTTAAATCTAACATTGGTGCTTATTTCCAAAATGAAAATGATACAGTACTTACGGCCTCAGATGCTGTAAATAAAGGTGCTTTATCAGGTGTAGATCTTGATCTATTTGGTGGTAAGCTAAAGGGCAGAATTAAGAAAGATGGTTTTAAAGTACTGTTTACCAAACAATTTGCTGATGGTGGAAAAATATCAGGTCCAGGTAATGGCAGATCAGACTCTATCCTTGCTAGACTTTCAAATGGTGAATTTGTAGTTAATGCAAAGTCAACCTCTGAGCATCTTCCTTTATTACAAAGTATTAATAGAGGTATGCCAGGATTTGCTAATGGTACTCGAAGTCCGATTGGTTCTACATTATCTCAAATTAATCCTACACAAAATAAACAAACATTAACTATTGGTGGAAAGAGTATAAACATTGATCTAGAGGATTTCTTTAATACCCTTGTAAAACTTAAATCAGAAAATAAAGATTTAGCAGATAATTCAGAAGAACTTGCAGTATCCTTTAAGAAATCTTTAGATACTGTAGATAACTGGGCTATACGTCTTGCTATTGGAACTGTAAGTATCCAAGAGTTATCACAAAAGATTAAACCCTTATCTAGTGATTTGGGTAAACTTGCTACAGATGTTAAGATATCAAGAACTCAGGGTACAACGCCTCAATTTAGAACTGATGGTGCTGGCGGAGTAGATAAGCAAACTTTTGATAGAATTAAAAACTTGATTGTAGAAGGTTTAGGTGTTGATGCGTCTAAGAATCCTTTATTTGATCAACAATTAACTGTTAATATTTTAAAGAACCTTGATATTCTTTCTACATTAAATAGTTTACAGGCTCAGATAACAAGTGCATTAGTTTCTGCACAAGAGGATCCTGCTCAAAAGATTTTAGCAGAAGATTTTGTTAAACAAGTTTCTGTCTTAATCCGTGAACGATTAAATCAATTAGCACCAGAGACAAGAGACCCAAGGGCTCCTGGACAATTTGCATCTCCTGCATCTAAGCAATTAGGTGGAGACTTATCCAGAGCATTTGTTGGTGACTTTAAATCTGGACTATCAGATCTTTTAAAAGGTAAAATTACGGGTAAAGAATTTGGTACTTTAGTGGTAGATTCTTTTACTGGTAAAGTTGTAGATTCATTTACAAGTAGACTAACTGATAGTGTTTTTAGTGGAGACTTCTTTGCTAACATCTTTGGTGGTACTGGACAGGTTGGAGAAATTTCAGGTGGTTTATTAAGCAAATTATTGCCATCAACTGCCACACCTAACTTAGATACAGGTAAGCCAGATGGACTTTTAAGTATACTAAGTGGACCAACTAAGGCCCCAATTCCAGTTACAGTAGTACCTGGACCAGGCAGTTTATTTAAAACAGATGGCGCAGGTGGTGGATTATTTAGTGGCATTACTGATAAAATAAAAGGCTTTGGGAGCGGTATTGGAGATTTCTTTAGTAAAGGTTTCTCAGGATTTAGTTCATTATTTAGTTTCTTGCCTGGATTTGCTGAAGGTGGAGCTATACCTAGTAATGGTTCTGGAGTAACCCCAGTTCTAGCTCATGCTGGTGAAATTATTTTAAATGAAGCTCAACAATCTAGAGTAGCTGCTGCTATGAATAATTCAAGTCAACAAGTTGTAAATTTAAATATTACTGGTGATATCAGTCGTCAAACAAAATCAGAGATTTATAGAATGCTCCCATCTATTGCTGAAGGGGTTAACTCTCACAATAGAGAGAAAGGAATAAGGTAAAATTATGTATGGTATCTATGAAAATGGAGTGGTGATTGCAAAATTTGTAGCGCCACTGACTCTTAGGAGTAATCAACCAGTTTTCGTTTCAGATACCCTTTCACTAAAGAGATTTATTAGTCGTAGGAGTGCTCAACGTTGGGAAATAAACGCTGGCCTTGAACCTCTTGCGACTAATGCTCAAGACCTAATGGTTAACTTAGTGACTAAGGGTTATTCTGAAATAGTAACAATAATTGTACCACAAAATCATGGAGTTGTAAAAGCAAGAACTGCTGTTGGTACAGCCACTGCAACAGGAGTTGCTGGTTCTACCTTAATTACTATTTCTGGTTTAAGTGGGCTTATCCCTAAAGGCACATTTGTAAGATTTTCTAATCATTCAAAAGTGTATATGACAACAACAAATGTAAATTTCATTACGGGTATTAATAATACAATTAATGTGTTTCCACCACTAGTCTCAAGTGCCATAGGTACTATGACTTATAGTGATGATGTACAGATGTTATGTATGTATGATACTGATGTAGTATCTGGTATGGTGTATAGTGATGGTATCCTAATGGATACTGGTCAAATAAGATTAGTGGAGAAATTATGATAGAGTTTAGTTCAACTGTAATTCAAATCCTTTCTAACCCAACTATTGAAGCATTCTACTTAGTAGATATTCAAACTGGTTTATATAGGACAACTTCTTATTTTAGAGATATTACTCTAAGTAACGGAGTAACATACCCTAATGATGGGAAATTAGTTTCAGTAGACCCACCACAATTATCAAGCGTGGTTGATCGAGAAATATATAAGATTAGCTTTGCAGATCCTGACTTTACAAATGGTCCTGCTGCAGATTACGGCCTTGTAGGAAAAACAGTTGAAGTTAGGCTTGGTTTTGTTAATCCAACAACTAAGTTACCAGAACTAAATCTTAATGATACTATTTTAATTTATAGTGGAACTATAGATGGGACAGGTTATAGTATTAATACGGCTGAGATTGGTAATTCAATCTTAAATGTAACTTGTTCCAGTCCTATGGGAGATCTTGATTTCCGTAGGCCAATATATACTACAAAAGATTCTATGCGTAGTAGAGATCCTTCTGACACTTCTTGTGATCAAATATATGAAGGTTCTGGGCAATTACAACTTAAATGGGGGAAAGTATAATGGGAATAGAAGTTGCTATTTTTGGTTATATGGTATCATTGAGTACCATTATAACTGTTGCATCTATTGCTTATCAAATCTCCCAGGCAAGGAAGATGAGAAAGGCTGCCGCAGCTGCAGCGGAAGCTAGGAAAGGCTTTGAATTAGTTGTTGAGGGTGAAGCAGTTCATTTACCTCTAATTTATGGTAGAGCAAAAGTTGGTGGAGTTCGTGTGTATCACAATATTGCCAATAACTTTAATTATGTTACACCTAACTCTGATAAGGCTTTTGTAACAGATGGTTTTAATGGAAATTTAATTGGTGAAAAGAATGAATATTTATTCTTTCAACAAGCCTTATGCCAAGGTCCAATTAATGCTATTTACGATGTAGTTTTTGAAGAATCAAGATATTTAAACGATTCAGACATCAGTAACTCTTCATTAGTAACATATGATGCAGGGTCTAATGTAGGGGATACTTGGGTTTCAGATATCCAAACTAGAACTGATTTAAAATCTGGAATTAGAATTGACTTACATTACGGTAATACACCTATTGCCGATAGCATAATGACTGCTAACTTTAGTGATCGTAGAGATTCTAAATTTACAATTAAAAAGAATGACACTGGATTGGCCTATGCCTCTGTAATTATAAAATTAAACAGAGATCAACCACAGTTTAATGGAGTACCTTTAGCACAATTCTTTATTGAAGGTCGTAAAGTAAAATCTGTAGTTCGTACAGGTACGGCCCCTAACTATACTTATTCTTTGAGTTCTACAAGAACTTACTCTAATAATCCTGCATTGTGTTTACTAGATTATTTAACAGATGATGTGTCGGGTAAATCTCTGGCATTAGTAAAATTAGACTTAAAATCATTCTATGATTCTGCTATAATTTGTGATACTACAGTTCAATCAAGTACACTTGTTGGTGGTAAGATTTGGCAAACTACAGATGGATATAGAAACGTTTCAACAAGAGCTTTACCTCTATACGAATGTAATATCATTGTTGATACTGAAAAACCAATTCGTGAAAATGTAGAGAGTATTCTTTCTACAATGGGTGATGCTAGACTTGTGTGGTCGGGTGGTAAATATAAACTTAACTTGCAATACCCCACATCTAATGCGGCTATTAATGTTGCAACTACATTAACAGATGATGATTTAGTTTTAGATGATGACATACAAATTAATTGGCCAAGTTCAAGTGAAAGACTTAATCATTGCATCGTAAGATTCCATAATGAATCTGAAAACTTTAAAGAAGACACAGTATCATGGCCTCCCAAAACTTCAGGTAATTCCTTGAGGGGTATTGGAGGGTTTAAGTATCCTGTAAGAGGTAACTTTGAGAGTAGCACTTCAGGTGGACAATTATTAAATAGTTACGCAGTCTGGTCTGGAAGTACAAGCTCAACTACTTTAAATTATAAATTTGTTGTTAAAGAATCTGGTACATACACTTTACAATATACTGGTGATGATACCATTGCAGTTACAATTACAAATACATCTACTGGCATTCCAGTATTAACTACTGGTGTAAGAGATGATTTAGGCTCAGTAAAAACAGCTTCAGTTCCTTTAGTTGCAGATACAATTTATTCTGTGTTAGTAGTAGGTGGGGATACTGGTGGTGAAAAAGGTGTTGCTGCAAAACTTACATTAAACAACTTTATTGTATGGACAACTAGAAGTGATGCCTATACAGATTTTATATCTACTACTACAACATCTGCTATTTATGATACAATGAAAACAGAAGATGGTGGTTTAGAGTTTGAAACAGATATTTTTGCAGAAGGTGTTACAGACTACTACCACGCATTAGCCAAAGCAGAAGAACTTGTAAGAACAAGTAGAACAGCATTTGGTATTACATTCAAATATATTATTAAGAATAATTTCCTAGAGCCAGGAGATTTCATTAGACTTAATAGTACTACCTTAAAACTTGGTGGAACAACTCCTTTATATTTAAGGGTAAATCAAGTTAAAGTTTCAGAAGAGTCTACTTGTGAAGTAACTGCTACTAGATTTGATTATACACAACTTGCATGGAATGTTAAAGATGATGAGTATCTTAAACCTGCAAACGTATATAACTTTACAGTAGATCAACCTCGTAATCTAGTGTTTACAGCAGAATCTGTAAATATACTAAGCTCAGTTGGTTCTTTAAACTGGGATGATAGTTCATCTCCTGAGTTTGCATCCTTTATTATTTATATGTATAAGCCAGGAAATGTTCTTGCTGATGGAACTATTCTTTGGACAGAATTAGGTAGATCAAGTGAATCACAATTTACGTTACCAGCCTTGACTCTTACATCTGCAATCTTTGGTGTTCGTACACTTACAAAACAAGGTAAGTTGTCTGAGATAACAACTACAGGTTTAATCACATTAACTCCTGCTGTTTCATCCGTGTATTTAATGTCATTGTCTAATGACTCAATAAGTTTAACTTGTGATAAATTAGGTGTACCTAATGCAGGTCAATTACCTAAAACAGTTACTATCAAAGTAACCAAGGGTGATACTGAGCTAACAACAGGTGTTACATATGGTATTTCATCCGTTGGTTGTACTGCTACTATATTAGGTAATACAATTACTATTACTGCAGTAGCCGCCCAATATGCAAAGATATCAGTTACAGCTACAATTGGTACTTTAGTACTAACTAAGGAAATTAGTATTTCTAAGTCAAATGCAGGTACTACTTCTGTGACTGGTTTGCTAACCAATGAAGCAGCTACAGTATCTGCAGCTACAGACGGTACAGTTGCAAGCTTTGCTAATACAGGTGGCACATTTAAAGTATTTGATGGTATTGTAGACAAAACAGGAGATGCTGCAGTAGTGTATTCTGTTAATTCTTCTACTGGAGTTACTATTGAAATTGCTGCTACGGGTGTATACACAATATCGGCAATGAGTGCAGATACTGGAACAGCAACATTACGGGCTGTGTATAACGGTATTACTATTGATAAGGTTTATTCAATAGCTAAGAGTAAAACAGGAGCTGGCGGTAGTAAATCTGTTGCTGTTTATTTGTATCAATGGGCATCTACACAACCATCAAATCCAACAGGTACAAGTACATACACTTGGAGTACTGCAGCCAATGCTACATATACTGGTGCAAATAATTGGCAAGTAACAGTACCAACTAATCCAGGAACTCCATTATTAAAGCTATGGATTGCAACAAAAACTATTACAGCTTTGTCTTCAGCCACTAGCACAGATGTTGATTGGACTACTAACGTCAATGTTTCATCCTTTAGTCAGAATGGTTCTGCAGGTATAAATGGGCTTAATGTTGCTCAAGTAAAACTGTATAAACCTGCCTTGACAATTCCAG